AAAGAGTGAGCCGCTGGAGGCTTCAGCCTTGTTGACTTCAAGCTGTGCCAGCGCTTGTTCCGAAGCTATTTTTTCAGACATAGTTGCAAGTTCGTGACCTAATTTTGCAGCTAGATCTTTATCAGGTATAAATTTTGATGCCAGCGCAGTGGCTGGGCCAATTAGACTGTCGATCAATCCCATTATTTATTCTCCTTACTTTTCGACCAAGCCGTGGCACCCATGAAGCCCACCACAATGCCTGTCTGGGCCACTAGAAACGTGTTTAGGAAGGCAGATGCCATATTAACGCGATCAAGGGCCACAAGGGGGCTTAGAAGCGCTGCAATGGCCACTATCGTTGACCACATTGCCACCCATGCCATCAACCTTTGTTGGTCTTGCATCTTATCGTTGTTTTCGATCTGTATCATGCGCTCAGAGCGTGCAAGTTCCTCATCGGTCACAACACCATCGTTATCGGTATCAAACTGATTAAACTTTGAGTCATCTTGAAGTTTCTTCATGCTTTATGTGTCCATGCAAACCAGAATAAAAACAAAGCCAAGCCTACAGCGGTTGTGCTAAACAAAACAAACAAAGAAATGCTGACGATCTTTTCAATCATAGCAGCCCTGCGGTGTTCGTGATCGGCGCGTTCCTTGCGGACTTTGGCTTCGATATTTAAAAACTCTAGCCACTTATTTTCGCCGCCAGTAAGCCGTATATACGTTCGTAGCTCGTCGCGCATTGCGGAGGCTTGTTGTTTAGCGGCATATATCTCTATTGCTTCAGATTGAGCCGACCCACTCATTGACTTATACCAAGGCGGGCTTGCGGCTTTGTTAGCAATGAAATCCAGATCGGCCACTGCCGTAGCCCAAGAGCCAAGTTGCGACCCCATGCTGGTAATATCTTTGCCGATCTCTATGCCTTTCTTGAGGGCATTAAAGGCGGTTGTAGCGGCGGCTATGAGAGTAAATGGGTCTATGTCATCGCTCCACGAATAGAGTCTTGTCGCAGGGCTCACCGTAAGGAACGTAAGATTTATCCTTACCCGCGCTCACAAAGTAAGGGCAGCGGTAGTGACAAGCAGTGTATAGTTTAGCTGGCCAGAACATTGTGTAATATACTCCGACCAGTAGGCATATCATTTCCTTAACGCTTCTTCGATCTTATCCAGCTTTGAAAATATGGCCCGCACGGTTTCGCGCATTTCTTTCATTTCACGATCATGCGCTAATCTGTCGCCATCGGCCTTTGATTTAAGCACCTCAATCTCAGTGTGGTGTACTTGCTGCTTGTTCCACATCATAAAAACAAAAGCTCCGATTGGTGCGACCAACCATTTCATCGCCAAGTCGATCATTTCCATGCTTCACCCCATAGCCCTATACGACATAGCAATTGCTGCCGCGCCTGTAGTTGCGCGTTGATCTACAACATTTATGCCATCTACGCCCTTTTGATACAGGCCAAGCCATGTGCCAATGCGTTCGTCGTTGTCGAGATATGGTGCTGCTTGAAGCAGTGACGCATAAAGGTAAACGTCAGGGGCCAGCGACAAAAGCCAATTGCTGGGAGCCGCATCGGACAGCCCAGATAACTTCGCATAATAACTTAACTCAGATGGGTATGTTGCGTCTGGGGCAGGGATAACTTGGATGCCGCTACCTAACAGCGTGAAATATTGCGGGCGACCACTTGAAACAAACTCAGCCTTTTTGATCGACGCTTGGCTTGGGGAAACAAAGGTCAGCGGCTCAATAGGCGTTGTTGTAAGGTCGAAGCGGATTGTTTCTTGCCAGTCCGCAGGGATAGCAGAATATTCCGTGTCAATATTTGCGGTGGCCCGCTTAATCATACGGCGGTTGCGAATGTCACGCGACATCTGCGCTTCGGCTAACGAGATAAACGATGGGATAACCGATGTTAGGTCAGTTCGTAAAAGCCAATCAGCAATGGCCGCTTTCAATTCTGAATAGGTCGTAATGCTCACAGTCGGCCACCTCTTGTTCTAAATGCGCGGTTGTCTGGATCGTTTAGCCACTTCTTTAGCGCTTTCGGATCGTCCGCAATGCCTTGACGTTTGAGGTCATAATACACTGAAAGCGGGATTGACGCTACCTTGTCCATGTCTCCGTGTTTATTGCTGGCTGAATTGAATTGACGCTTGTTGCTATCTAATATTGCGTCTGCTTGCTGCACCGTTTCAATTACAAATTCACCGTTGTCTTTGACGTGCCAATAGCGGGTAATTCCAGCAAGCGCATCGGTATCGAAAATTCGTGCCATGTTAGGCTCCTATGTGGATGGGGCGACCCGAAAGCCGCCCCGTCACTTTATTAGGAAGCAGTCAAATCTGCAACAATACCATGTGCAGCTTCGTTTTTAACGATCAAGCCAAACTCAGCAATGACCATACGCTTTTCAGCATCGCCTGTTTTGGCCAATTCTTTCTGTTGAATTGGGCGCAAGTAAGCAACCGAAGCATATTCTGGGTCAATTACGAAGGCATCGCGTTCACGCTGAAAGCGGTTAGGCACCACCGATAGAGAACCAAAATCACTGACATACACGTCAGCAGCTCCGATTATTGTAGTTGGCTCAGAACCCGTAGCCGTGTAGCGCTGTGCAGCGATACCAGTAAACGCTGATACGGCAGTTTTGTTAAACGGGCCAACCATCAACACCGAAGGATTGCCGCCAGCCGTCCATGCTTTTTGCATAACGTCTTTGAGCATTGCTTCAGTGAAAGCACGTTGTGTTCCGTCTCCACGGGTATCAGTGCCGTCACCAGTTGGGTCAGTACCATCACCAGCTTTGTTGGTGTTTGTAGCCAACCAAGCGGGCAGACCAGCAGTTTCACGGGCAGTTGAAGCGTTCCCTGCAACGCGGGCGTTGCTGTTTAAAAGGGTGGCTTCAATGTCGCGCTTTAGTTCCTTGCCACGTTTAGCAAGGTTGTAGGCCAATTCGTTTGCACGGCCAGCTTTGTCTTGGAACTCCAAGTTGTCAGCAATGATTAATGTGCGGCGACGAATGTGGCTGTAGTTGCCCAAACGAGTTGTTGCGGCAGTTGCGTCGAACGAAGCAACATCATCGCCATCAATGACAGCGGTTGTGGATGTTGCAGCCAACGAGTCGGTTTGCCATTCGAAGAATGTATTTTTTACATTTTCCGAACCTACGTTAGATTGAAATGGTGTTTCTTCGGGGCTAATATTTGCGATCACATTTGAAAGTGACTCACGAATACCTTTCGCCGAGAAAGAGGTGAATGTATTTGCTACGATAGCCATGTGTTGCTCCTTAAAGCATATTGCGAATTATTGCAGCCGCATCACTGATACGACCAGACTTATTTAGGCGCAGTTGCGCTTCCCGCACTTCTGACTTCGGACGCGGCGCAGTGTTAGTCGATCCGCCTTTCATGGTCTTGGTCTTTTGCATCTGGGGTTTAGCTTTAACCTCGTTTGCTTTCTTAGACCCTTTCGCATGAAGCATGGCCATCCTTGCTAACTTCACTATCTTGGCATCAAAGACACCGTTGACATCATCTTCCGTGAAACCTTCGGACAAAAGAAACTTTGTCACTTCTGGTGCTTCCCGTTGTGCAACGTTCATGTCGCCCCACTCAGGGATAACTTGCGGTAGCGTTTCCTGTTGCTTGGCAACGTAGTTTTGAAACGCCCTTTGCTTTTCAGCGGCTAATAGTGCTTGGACACGATCTCTTTCGGAAGCGGCGGCTTGCAGAGTTTGATTTCGTTCTGCTTGCTGTTTTTTCCAGTTCCGTTCCATTCTAGCTGCCCCCACGGGGTCTGCATCATACAGTTTGTCCCAATCAGGCTCTTGCGGCGCGAACGCTTCGATCTTTTCCTGTAACTTAGGTAAAATCTCTGCATATTGTGCGCGTTCCAAATTGACCTCTTGGACTTGAACATCAAACGACTTACGCGCTTCTGACAATTCCATAGTCTTTTTGGTGTAATCCCTTTGACGCAGATAGCCGTTTTTGAGTTCTTCGACCTTTATCTGTTCACCATCAACCTCAATTTCGGCTGCTAGAATATCGACAGATAGGTCTTGGTCATCGCCTTCGTCATCTTCTTCATCAGGATCGGACTCATCGGACTCATATTCATCTTCATCCGTTTCGTCCAAGTCGACATCTTCTTCCTCGATGTCGGGCGCATCTACGTCTGTTACGTTATCCCCTTCGGGCGCAAGCATGGCGTTGATTGCATTAGCGGCATCCGACAGGTCAGTCCCTTGCGGGTTGTTGTTGTCTGTCATTACCAATCTCCTATATTATGCTACAAAATCTGCTTTTGAGCAATAGTTGCGTTATCAACGAGGCTTTTAAGCTTTTGCCGCAGCAAATTAACTCCATGCACACGTTGGTAGGCGGCTTCCCTGCCTTCTACATCTTTCGAAGTTTTCCAAAGGGTAAACGCTTCGGCTTCGATTTCATCCATGAAGCGGGTCAAGTCGGTGTCGTTAGTTAACCGATGCGCCGAATGACCGTCTTCAATGGTTTGCTTTTGGGTTTTAGCCACGAACGCCCTCTTTAATTACGTCAGCCTGTGCTTTGAAAACATCGCGCTGTGATGCCATATCGGCCTTTAGCTTTTCGACATTCATCATAGCGCCGTATTTGGCTTTCATTTCTTCCGCAGCAATCAAGATGTCGGCTTCCAGCTTGTCGCGCTTGAAGTCATCTTCTAGTTGCATCTTCTGGCGCTCAAGTTCCAACTCAGCCGATTTCTTTTGAATGTCGGCTTGGATTTGCTGGATTTGCACCTGTATAAACATTTCGTTTACGTCAGGCTTTTGCTCTTGTGGCGCTGGCTTAAAGTCGGCGGGGTCAGAC